CAAGCTGGTCGGGGTTCGGAACGATCACCTATCGCGCTGGCTGGCTGGCAAGGTTCGGCCAGAGCGGCCTGCGCGCATGCTCATCGCCCTGGTCACAGATGGCGCTGTGCCGACGGAGGCTTGGGAATGAAGGTTCTTGTCGCTTGCGAATACTCTGGAAGGGTGCGTGATGCCTTTCGCGCCAGAGGACATGACGCAATTTCCTGCGATTTTCTGCCGACCGAAGTTCCGGGGCCGCACATTCAGGGCGACGTGATTGCATTGCTGTCGCAGCCTTGGGACTTGGTGATTGCTCACCCGCCCTGCACCAGGCTTTGCAACAGCGGTGTCCGGTGGCTGGCAGAGCGCGACTTGTGGCAGGACATGCGTGAAGGCGCGGCGTTCTTCCTTGCCTGCCTGAGCGCCAATGCGCCGCGTGTCGCGGTCGAGAACCCCGTGATGCACAAGTATGCGCGCGAAATAGTCGGTCGCTGCCCTGATTTCACAGTGCAGCCTTGGCAGTTTGGCGACCCGGCCAAGAAGCGCACATGCTTCTGGACGCGGGGCCTGCCGCCTCTGACGCCGACAAGCACGATGACAGCGGCGGACGCGCGGGCAGACTGCCACTTGGCCAGCCCCGGCCCGGATCGCTGGAAGGAACGGTCGCGGACATATCAGGGCATCGCAGACGCGATGGCGGCGCAATGGGGATGAAGATGCAGCCCCGCTTCGCCCGCAAGAACCCGCGAAATAAATATGGCGCGAAAAAAACGCAGGTCGGCGAGATCAAGTTCGACAGCAAGAAGGAAGCGACGCGGTGGATGGAACTTCAGCTTCTTGAGCGCGGCGGCGAGATCAGCGACCTTCGCCGCCAGGTGCGCATTCCGCTCATGGGCCAGCACAGGCCGCTCTACACGCGCACAGGGCGAAAGATGGTGATGACGGTGGACTTTGCCTACATTGATGACGGGATCGAGGTGCTGGAAGACAGCAAGGGCGCATGGACGCGCGACTTCGAGGTGCGCTACGCTGTGGCGATCGCAATGGGCCTGAACTTGAGGATCACATGAGAGATACGTTGCTCAGCTATCTTCGGATCATTCCAGCGGCAAAAACCGAGATGATTGCCGAAGATCTTGGTTTGCCTCAGCGCGGCGTGCAGGATGCGCTGCACCAGATGGACGACGACGGGGAGGTGATCATGCGGCAAGGATGGTATCGGATCAGCGAGGCCGCGAAGATGCGGCTTGGCAAAAGGGTCGATCAGGAGTAAGAAGAGCGGGCGGGGAGCGCTTGCAACGCTCGACCCGCCCAAGTAAGCCGCAGCGGGGGAGGAACCGCTGAAATCGGCATAACGCATTTCACGGATGCGTTGAACGCAGCATAACACTGCGGGCGGCGTCTCCACAACACGAAAGGAGGTGCCTTGATGCACAGCTTTGACCCACAGATCGCAGCGCGCGTTGGCGTGAACGCTGCGGTGCTCTACCAGAACATTGTCTGGTGGTGCGCGAAGAACGCTGCGAACCGGCGCAACGAGCACGATGGCAGGTTCTGGACCTACAACAGCGTGAAGGCGTGGGCTGAATTGTTTCCATACCTGACCGGATCGCAGATCAGGCTGGCCCTTGAGAAGCTGGAAAGCGAAGGGCTGATCCTGTCAGGGACGTTCAACGAGGTCGGCTACGATCGCACCAAATGGTATTGCCCTTCTGAGCAAATCCATTTGTCAGAAAACGCAAATGGAATTGCGAGAAATCGCGAACCTATACCAGATGGTAAACCAGTTCATAAACCAGATGTTACCCCCCTGCCCCCCAAGGGGGGACGCGCCGAGGCAAACGAAATATCCGAAACGCTCTGCGCCTGGGCTTCGCCAGATGCCGTCGCCAGCTTCATCGCCTATCGGAAGCGAACCAAGGGCAAAGCGCTGACGCTCACGGCGGCCAAGAGGCTCGCCAGCAACCTTCAGGAAATCTTTAACGCAGGGGGAGACACCGATGACGCACTCGGTCTCGCAGAGGAACGCGGCTGGCAGTCCGTCAAGCCGGAATGGTATTTCAACGACAAGCAGCGCGCTGACCGAGGAGCAAATCGACCGGGGTCTGGAATGGCTGCGGCGTTTGCCGCGGTTGCCGCAAGATCAACTCCCCGCCAAGGCTGACGTCGAGCGCGTCTCTGGCAAGCTGATGGTGCCGGTCGAGCCGGTGTGGTGCCTGGCCCGCGTCGCTGCCCTTCTCAGCCCTTACTACGAGAAGGAAACCCCGCAGGCTGTGCGCGAGATGGAGGCCGAGGACTGGCGCGAAGCACTGGCCGAGTTTCCGCGCTGGGCGATCGAGCGCGCGGTGCGCTGGTGGAAAAGCGCAGACAATCCCGATCGTCGGAAGCGTCCGCTCGAAGGCGACATCGCTGCCAGGTGCCGGGTCGAGATGAACGGGGTGCCTTCTGCGGTCCAGATGCTCGAACTGCGCCGCAACGGCCGCGACTTCACGAAGAAGGAAGAGCCGCGCGAGCGCATTTCACCGGAAAGTGCTGCTGAACTTCTGCGCGAAGCTGGCTTTGCGCCGCGCCAGATGCCGACATAAATTGCGGTAGGCGCAAAAAAAACCTCGCACTGTTCGCAAAAATGTGTAACTGTGCGAGGGCAATCAACGGAGGCAGAAATGGCATCGGTAAACAAGGTGACGATCCTTGGAAACCTCGGGCGAGATCCTGAGGTGAGGACGTTCCAGAACGGCGGGAAGATTTGCAGCCTGCGCGTGGCGACAAGTGAAACATGGCGCGACAAGCAGTCTGGCGAGCGCAAAGAGCGCGTCGAGTGGCACAGCGTTTCGATCATGGTCGAGGGGATTGTGAAGGTCGCGGAGCAATACCTGCGCAAGGGTTCGAAGGTCTACATCGAGGGCCAGCTTGAAACTCGCAAGTGGCAGGATCAAAGCGGGGCGGATCGTTACAGCACGGAGATTGTGCTGCGGCCCTTCAACAGCGCCCTGGTGCTCCTCGACAAGCGAGATGGCGATGGCGGTGCGCGCGAAGATCAAGGCGGTGGCTATGAGCAACAAGAGCCGCGCAATGATGACCTGGACGGGGAGATACCGTTCTGATGGCGCAGATCGACATCACCAAGGAGCGCGCAGGCATGTTCCTGATGGCGCTGGCAAACGCAGAGCCTGGCGACGAGGTGATTTACCACGTCGGCGAGCATGCGGCTGGAGCCCATAAGAGGGACGCTCTTTCGGCGCAGGAGGCTGGCCACTGCCTGCTTTACCAGCGCCGCATGGGGGAGCGCAGCTTCGCTTACATCGCCCGCAAGCCAAAGGGGAAGAAATGAAGCCTTGGCAGCCAGGCGATCCGGTTGGAATGGGTGAGGTCTACCTGCCCGACAATAAAACCCGCGCTGCCTATGGCAAGGCGTGCAGGGCTGCGGTGATCGACAGCGCCGCCAGGCACGCGATTAACCTTCCGGCGCTGCAGAGGCGACGGGATTTCATCAACAGCTATCCGGCCGATGCGCGTGATGCGCTGAAAGACCGGGTGCGAGAACTTTGGGAGGAAAGGAATGGAAGCCAATGACCGACACAACACCCGAAGCCGTTGATTGGGATGATATTCCAGATACGCCAGAGCAGCGCGCATTAATTGCTGCGCACAATGCGGAAATGAAGCGTGCCTATCCAAACTTGATTGATCTTGACAGCCTATCCGCACAACTCGCCGAGTGCGAAGCACGACTTCTAAAGGTCACGGCTGAACGGGAAGAAGAAAATCTTAAGTTTCAAATGGCTAACACAGCTTGGGACCAAGAGACTGCTACTAGAAAAGTAGCCGAAGCCCAAGCCGCCACCGAACCCGTGCTATTTAAGGATATGACGGACGCTGAACAAGGTGCGTTGTTGCTGGCCAAGCACAGGGGTGAGGCTATCCAAAGATTTGGTGATATGGGTGATTGGTTGAGGTGTAATCCGACGTTCAATCCAGATAGTGCATACCGCGTGGCACCCCCAAAGCCAAAGATTGAGCATGTGCGTGAAAAGGCTTGGTTTCGCACTCAAAAAGTCACCGTGTGCTTCACCACGATAGACGGTGTAGTCGACATCGCGTCTTACCGATTGGAGCCAAGAAATGATTGACGCCAACCCCGCAAGGATCGCCCTCGCAGAACTGAAAGGACATGACGATGGCCAAGCACTTCACGCAGGATGAAGTCGTCGCCCGGCTTCACAGCATCATCCGAACCCGCACGCAGGCAAGCCTTGCTGACGAGATCGGCGTATCGCGCAGCTTCCTGAACGAGGTCATTAAGGGCACCCGCCCGCCCACCGGCAAGATACTCGATCACCTCGGCCTTAAGGCCCAGACCGTTTATATGAAAGCAAAGCTATGATCCCGCCAGAACACCATGTCGTCGGGATCAACCTGATTTACAAATCCGGCTCAGTCTCTCGCTGGCACGCAAACCCCGACGTGCCAGCGCAAAGCCTGGCCGATCACCAATGCCGCGTCGCGCAGATCATCTTGTTCTTCTGGACCAAGGCGCCAGCATCATTACTCTACGCGGCACTGCACCACGACTGCGGCGAGATGATCACCGGGGATGTGCCAAGCCCCGCCAAGGACGCCAACCCCGCCCTCAAGGCCGCCCTGTCGCAAGCAGAGGCAGACGCGCGCCTCTCGATGGGCATCTCGTCCTTCGTGGCAGACTTCCCCATGCTGCGCTTCGCTGACCGCTTGGAGGCCTACACCTACGTTGCGCTGCACTGCCACCACCTTCTCGGCCAGCCCGAATGGGTGAGAGCCATTGCGGAACTGGGCGAGATGGCAGACGCCCTTGGGGTCTCCAAGCGGCTGGTGGAGTGGTTCGCGCGCTGAACACTTGCGACAATTGCCAAAAATGATTACCATGCCGTCCAGCGACCCGTGCCGTCATGCCGGAGAGAGAAGGTGGAAAATGGCCAAAAAAAGCAATGCAGGCAGACCGTCAGACTATACGCCCGAGATCGTCAAAAAGGCTTGGGCCTATGCGAACGGCGGGTGGAAAAAGGCGGGCGATCCTGTTCCCAGTGTGGCTGGCTTGGCATGCGAAATTGGCTTGAGCCGTGAAACTCTTAGGCTATGGTCAAAAAACGAAGAGAACGAATTTTTTGGCATCTTAAATAAAATCGCCCAAGAACAAGAGCGTAACTTGGTCAGGGGCGGCTTGGGCGGAGACTTCAATGCGGCCATCACCAAGATGATGATGACCAAGCACGGTTATTCTGACGCCACCAAGAACGAACACAGCGGCCCGGATGGCGGAGCAATCCCGGTCGAGATCAAGCGCACGATTGTTGATCCAAGAGGAACGTGATGGACAGACTGGCCGAGATGGATGAATACGACAGCATGTTCGGCCGCCGCTTGGTCGATGATGACTTTCTCGCTGCTGGTTACACGCCCCAAGAGGTTCAGGTTTATCGCGGCTCGATCGTTCAGCCATCTCTGACAGCCCAAAACCGCGCCGCAATGGAAGCGCAGTATGGAACGCTGCAAGCGCCCGATCCGACGCTGCGCCAGCGTGGCGCTGCCCGAGTTCAGGACAGGCTGATCAGCGCAGGCCTCGATCCATATGTGGCTGGATCATACAGCCGACGCATTCTGGGTGACACCGCGCCGACCGATGGCGGCCTGGGCATTGGCCTTGCAGACTTCTCGCCCCTCGGTGTTATCTTCGGCGTTCAGGAGGGCTCTCGCACGGCAATGCAGGGATACCAGCAAGGCGATCCGGTCCAGATGGGTTTGGGGGCGCTGGAGGCTGGTCTTGGCATTCTTGAGGCAACGCCGCTGACCAAGGCAATTGGACGCGGCATTGCCGAGACCGCATCGAGGATGGACCCCAACACGCTCTACAGCGTCTTTGGCCCTCCAATGGGCACGAGATCGCCCTTGCGCGCTCCTGAGACTGGTGGCGGCTCTGGACGGCCCCCGGTGACGTTTGATGACGTTGATCGGGCAATGCGGGAAGAGCCTACAGTCAATCAGCCTATTGACCAACAGCCTGTCAGCGCCCCTCGAATTACGCCAAGTGACCTTGAAGGCGCTCGTATCATCCCAACGGTTGCAGACTTGACGCGCGCTGGTGGGTTCTACAAGGGCATAGACAGCTCCTTGATTGATGTTCCTGAAGTCATGATGGGCGGGCCTGGCTTTCCGTTGCTGCCGTCTAGCCAACAGAACGGTTTAATTTGGGCTGTTCAAGGCAAAGGGATTGGCACCAAGAAAGCTGGCAAAGGCGCAGATCTGATTGCGGTTACCGCTATGAACCCGACAAGCCACAGATCAAACATCAGCTTTATCAATTCGCTGATCAAGACGACCGACGCATATGTCAGAGATGGGCGTATTGGCGACAACGTTATCAGCGCGCTTGATGATGCAATCCGACAGGCTGGGGCCGGTGGTGACCAATCTTTGGTTGGACTGGCTCGTTTCCCGGGCTTCAAAAGCCCGAATGCTCAAGAATTTATAAACAACGCGACCTTCCAGGAGCGCAGCCGTATTGCCTCTGTCATTGGCGCGAAGGAAATGCAGGAAGCTGGCGCACCAAACGTGAACCGTGTTTTGGAGGCGACGGTAGATCCAAAATATGCAGGCGCTAACCCGCGCGACACGCTTCTGTTCATTGAACCGGATTTCAGCCTGCCGCCGGTAGACCTTGCCGCAGAGGGTTTGCCTGTCCACCCAAGCTATCGGTACGGCATTCGTGGCCGTGTTTTCGGCGCTTTGGATCAGAACATCTCGACGTTTGAGATGTTCCCAACATTCTGGGGCGAAAAGAATATCAACGCCTTTGGCGAGGGCTTTAACACAGGTGGCCGCCGAGCGTTCGATATGTCTTTGCCAATTGAGGAGGTGACGGGTGAGCATGTCCGCAACCTTGAGCGCATCATGACCACAGAGGCGGCTAGAAACACAAACCTCACGGCCATTGACACACGCCTTCTGGTTAACTCTCTCACCGACAATTGGAAGCCTACAACCACGTCAGTCAAAGCTGGTGGTGCATCTCCGCAGGCGTTTGTTGACGCCATCCAGAACAACAAATATCGCCCGGCTCTGACAAATTATACGCCGCAGGAAGTCAAGGCCGGTGCGCGATCTGGAGACCTCGTTGCATATCAGTTGGGAGATGACGATGTTTTCTTTGCGTTGGACGCAAAGCCAGACTATTCTTGGGCCGGTGTTGATATGATGCCTGGTGACAAGGCTTTGGTCGGTGTTGTGAGCAACGCGCCAGGCTCAAGAGGAACTGCGGCTCCTAGTGTCATTGCAAAGGCGCTTGATGAAGGCGCAAATATACTCGATGCCTTTGCTGTGCCGTCTGAGAGTTTTCCAGATGGTTTCTTGCCTCAGTATTATGGTGAATTCGGGTTTGAAGAAGTCGGGCGCGTTCCGTTCGACAAAGATATGTATGTGGCCGATCACGGTGAACTTGCTTATGAGGATTTACTTCAAGCATGGCGCTCTGATGGTTGGGATGAGAGTCAGGGCATGCCGCCCGTAATCGTAATGAGATGGAATGGATCAGATGCAGACAGAAGAGCAACGGTTGCAGGAATTCGCGGAGCAGGTGCGCCGAGCCATCGGGCCGAAACTAGAGGAATTGTCGCCCAGGCAAGAGGATCTTCTGGACGCATCTCTGACGAAGCTGTTCAACCTCAACCGCCCAGTGACGGACGCGGAGTTGCAGGGCAGGCTGGACCTAGTGACGAATTTCGTCTCTCCGGCAGGGCAAGAAGAGGTGCAGAAGGTATATTGGGACTTACGCCTCAACAACTCCAAAACCAAGGCATCCCAGAAGACCAAATCCAGCAATTGATGCAACTGCGTAACGTCGAGCAATGAAACTGGACATCCAGACGCCACGTTGGGCAAAGCCGATCCTTGACCGCGAGAACGCCCGCTATGTCGGCGCATATGGCGGGCGGGGCTCGGGCAAGTCGTGGTTCTTCGCCGAGTGGATCGTGGAGCGCTGCGTGATGCGCCGCACCGACGTGGTCTGCGTCCGCGAGGTGCAGAAGTCGCTCAAGCAGTCGGTCAAGAAGCTGATCGAGAACAAGATCGAGGAACTGGGCGTCGGCCACCTGTTCGACATCCAGACAGCCGAGATCAAGTGCCCTCACGGCGGCGTGATCATCTTCCAAGGCATGCAGAACCACACGGCAGACAGCATCAAGTCGCTTGAAGGCTTCGACATCGCCTGGGTGGAGGAAGCGCAGTCGATCAGCCAGTTTTCGCTGGACCTGCTGCGCCCGACGATCCGCAAGCCCGGATCGCAGCTTGTGTTCTCGTGGAACCCGCGCTTTGACACCGACCCGATCGAGGTTCTGCTGCATGGCGAGAACGCGCCGCCCGACAGCGTGGTTGTTGAGGTCAACTATGCCGACAACCCTTGGTTTCCCGAGGTGTTGAAGGAGGAGATGGAATACGACAAGCGCCGCGATCCTGACAAATACCTGCATGTCTGGAAGGGCGAATACGTCCGCAACAGCGAAACCCGCGTGTTCAAGAACTGGACGATCGAGGACTTCGACGCGCCTGGCGATGCGATCCACCGGCTCGGCGCTGACTGGGGCTTCGCATCCGACCCAACTGTGGGCACCCGCTGCCACATCATAGGCCGCAAGCTGTTCATCGACTGGGAGGCCTATCAGATCGGCTGCGAGATCGTGGACACGCCTTCGCTGTTCATGACGATCCCCGAGGCTGAACGCTGGCCAATGGTGGCCGACAGCGCCCGCCCGGAGACGATCAGCCACATGCGCAAGAACGGCTTCCCGAAGATCATGCCTGCAGTCAAAGGCCCGAAGTCGGTTGAGGAGGGGATCGAGTGGCTCAAGTCGTTCGACATCATCGTCCACCCGCGCTGCAAGCACACGATCGACGAACTGACGCTCTACAGCTACAAGACCGACCCTGACACCGGGAAGGTGCTGCCGGTCCTCGAGGACAAGCACAACCACGTCATCGACGCCCTGCGCTATGCCTGCGAGGGCGCGCGCCGAGCGAACAACAGCAAGCCAAAAGTTGCCCGCCCGGTGGCGAGCGTCATGCCGATGGCGCGGTGATTGCTTTTTGGATCAATCCAACCTATAATTCTGGCAAATTCCTTTGCGGGGCAGACAAGTGGCGCGATTGACCAAAGACCAGAGACTGGCAAACGTGCATTATGAGGCGCTGTCAGAGTTTGACGGCATCCAATCCGCAATGCGCGACGAGCGCATGCAGTGCCTTTCAGACCGCCGATTTTATTCCATTGCTGGCGCGCAATGGGAAGGCGCGCTTCAGCAGCAGTTTGAGAACAAGCCGCGCTTTGAGGTGAACAAGGTTCACCTGTCGGTCATGCGGATCATCAATGAATATCGCAATAACCGCATCACCGTCGATTTTGTCAGCAAGGAAGGCAACGAGGACGACCAGCTTGCCGACACTTGCGACGGGCTATACCGCGCCGACGAGCAGGACAGCGTGGCCGATGAAGCCTATGACAATGCCTTTGAGGAGGCTGTTGGCGGCGGTTTCGGTGCATGGCGCCTGCGGAACGAATACGAGGATGAATACGACGACGAGGACGACCGCCAGCGCGTTCGCATCGAGCCGATTTACGATGCTGACAGTTCGGTGTTCTTTGACCTGAACGCCAAGCGCCAGGACAAGAGCGACGCGCGTTCTTGCTATGTCCTCACCGCGATGACGCGGGAAAGTTACATCGACCAATGGAACGACGATCCAGCGTCATGGCCGAAGGAAATCAGCGAGCAGTTCTTTGACTGGTCGACGCCGGACATGGTCTATGTCGCCGAGGTCTACAAGGTCGAGGAGCGGAACGAGACAATCCGCATCTTCCAAACCATCGACGGCGAAGAAGAACGCTACAGCGAGGCCGATTTTGAAAACGACGATACGCTTGAAGAAACGCTTGCGGCTGTTGGAACGGTTGAGGTTCGCCAGAAGCGCGTAAAGCGCCGTAAGGTTCGCAAATACCTTATGAGCGGCGGCGGCATCCTCGAGGATTATGGATATATCGCGGGTGATCAAATCCCCATTGTGCCGGTCTATGGTAAGCGCTGGTTCGTGGACAACATCGAGCGGTGCATGGGGCATGTGCGCCTGGCAAAGGACGCCCAGCGCCTGAAGAACATGCAGCTTTCGAAGCTGGGCGAGATCAGCGCGCTGACGCCCATTGAGAAGCCGATCTTCCTGCCCGAGCAGGTCGCGGGCCACGAGATGATGTGGGCTGAGGACAACCTCAAGAACTATCCATACCTGTTGGTT